TGTGTAACCTGTCTGACAAAGCATTGGCTGCACTGGAAGACATGGGCATCTCTGTGCAAGAGAACCTTGATAGGAAGCCTGAGCAGGGCAAGTACATTACCTGCAAGAGCCAGCGTCCCATCAAAGCTTTTGATACTGACAACGATGAAATCGTTGAAGACATTGGCAACGGAAGCAAGGCTGTCTGTATGATCGGTAGCTACGCATGGACGTACAAGAACAAGAAGGGTGTCAGCCCTTCATTGGCTAAGCTGGTTGTCACTGACTTGGTAGCCTATGCAGACGGTGGTGGTCGTATTTCTGCTGATGATGAGGATGTACTGTAATGAATTTCACAATTGACACAAACGAAGCCGCTTTCATTGTCCGTGTACTTGGACAACTACCAACAGAATCTGGTGCATTCCCACTGCATCAGAAACTTGTTCAGCAATTCCAAGCTGCACAGGCTCCAGCACAAGCTGAAGAAGCTGTTGTTGCAGACTGATGATAGCGCTTCTGGACTCGGACATTTATGCATACCGAGCCGCAGCAGCATGTGAGAACGAGGATGAGCTACAGGCTATACGGTCTGTAGACTCTCTCATCATCAACACTCTCATGTGCGGTGTAGACAAATGTGGCTATGTTGATTCATGGAAACTCTACCTCACAGGTAAGAACAACTTTAGATACAACATAGCTGTGACAGCGCCTTACAAGGGCAACAGAGTGGACAAGGTTAAACCTAAGCATCTAGCTGCGGTGAGACAACACCTGATTGACCAGTGGGGCGCTGTTGTCTATGATGGTATTGAGGCAGATGATGCCATTGCCACAGATGCTACAACCCTTGGTGACGAGGGTGTCATTGTTTCCTTGGACAAAGACTTAGATCAGGTGGTGGGATGGCACTACAACTTCATCAAGAAAATTGCCTACTACATTACACCTGAAGAAGCTGTGCATAAACTGTACATGCAAATCTTGACAGGGGATAGTGCAGACAACATCATCGGCCTAAGAGGTATTGGACCAGTGAAAGCTGAGAAGATATTGGAAGATGCCATTGATGAATGTGAGATGTATCAGCGGTGTGTTGAAGCCTATGACGGTGTTGAAGAACGTGTCATAGAGAACGCACATCTACTTTTTCTACGTAGACATGAAGGTCAAATATGGAAGCCACCAGACTTAACAAACTGAAACCAAACGATGTAGCTCTTGTGATACGTCCTCATTACAAAGAAGGTGAGAAGTGGGACGGGAATTTTCAAGTGATGATTAGTGGTGTTGGTCCTGTCACGATGAGTGAAGAAGACTTCGGTAGTCTTGTTCATATTGCTATGGTGATTGCAACATCTGTTCAACTCATTGATGAAGACCCTGCTCTCGCTGCTCGCTTCCTCGACAAGGTGAAAGAGCAATACAACCAGTCTGCTTTTGAAGAACTTGATGATGTCAAGGATGCGGAGTTTGTATTGTCTAAATATACGAAAACGATTGGGGGTGTGCAGTGATAGATAAGAACTGTGAGAACTGTTTTTATGGAGACTACCCTGCTGGTGCTGAGCCTTGTGATAGTTGCTGTGCAAACTCAGTGGGTGGTAAAGACATGTACACCAAGTGGGTAGCCGTTGATGTGTTCAAGAACATTGACAACCACGGTGAAGCTATGGCACAACGAGTCATTCCACCACCTAAGTATGACCCGAAGGATGTAGCCTTCAATGCTTTGGCTGTGCAGGTTTCTGGTGATCATTACAAGAAGCATGGTATTCAACCTGTTGAGTACATCCACACCAACAAGATTGGCTACTTTGAAGGCAACGTCATCAAGTATGTCACTCGTTGGCGCGACAAAGGTGGTATTGCTGACCTTGAGAAAGCAAAGCATTACATCGATCTGCTGATTGAACTTGAAGGAAAAAACAATGGCTAAGATTACACTGACCTTTGTTGCCGAAGTAGACAACTCAGAACTTGACAGCATCTACACCCATGAAGACTTGCTTGTTGAAGACTTGAAAGAGCATGTAACATATGCGCTGTCTCGACTCAACATTGAAGACGTTTGCTACAGGAATGTAGACGTAGAAGGACTCACATGAGGGTGACAATTAGTACGGCAGAAAATGGCTTTGTTGTTGGTGTTGAAGAGCGAGAGGATCAGCACTACTACTTCGTTGCTCTCGACGTTGCTGATGTGTGTGGCATCATTGAGAACATTTTGGTTGATACCAAAGACCAACTCGACATGACCAACATAGCGTTTGAAGCGGTCCCTCGTGACCGTTAAAGAACGCAATGGTGGTGAATGGACAGAGGCACGATTCAGAAGCTTCGTGACCTCTGCCTTACGTGCTGCGTCAAGGCGTTGGCCTCCCAAGTACAAGGCTTTGAAGGAAGCTTTCGTAGGCAGGAAGGTGAATGCTAAGACGGGTAAGCAGGCAATGCATTACAAGTGTGCTGAGTGTTCTAAATATTTCGTGGCTACAGACGTTCAGGTTGACCACATCAGTCCTGTGGTGGACCCTAAGAAGGGCTTCACTACATGGGACAACTTCATTGATCGTGTGTTCTGTGAGATAAAGAATCTTCAGGTGCTTTGTAAGCCTTGCCATAAAATCAAAACTGATCAAGAGAAACTTGAAAGGAAAAAGAAAGTATGAGCTTCATTAAATATCAACACCTTGAACGCTACGGCAACACCGAAGTTGAAGGCATTGAAGTGGGTACATGCTATGTGTTCCCTAAGCTGGACGGTACTAACGGTAGTGTTTGGATGGACCCAACCAAAACCATACCGTTCAGTTGTGGTAGTCGTAACCGTGAGCTTGCCATAGATAACGACAATGCTGGCTTTATGAAGGCTATGGTTGATGACTATTCTGTTGTTCCATACATGTATTCTAATCCCGAACATGTCCTCTACGGTGAATGGCTTGTACCGCACACACTGAAGACCTACAACGACGATGCATGGCGCAAGTTCTATGTGTTCGATGTGTTTGACCGTAGCAAAGAACGCTTGCTCAGCTATGACGAATACTCTGAAGGACTCGTTGCTGCTGGCATCAACATCATTGCACCAATTGCCATCATCAAGAACGGCAGCATCGACCACTTCACTGAGTGTCTGAGTAAGGCACACTATCTGGTGAAGGACGGTGAGGGCGCTGGTGAAGGTGTTGTCATCAAGAACTATGACTACAAGAACAAGTATGGTCGTCAGACATGGGCTAAGATTGTCGCTAACGAATTCAAAGCCAAGCATCACCTTGAGATGGGTGCGCCTGTCATTGGTGGTGAAATCGTTGAAGAGAAGATTGCTGCTAAGTACGTGACGCAAGCTTTGGTTGACAAGGTGGAAGCAAAGATTGTCAACGAGATGGGTGGATGGTCATCGAAATATATTCCTCGACTGATCAACACCGTGTGGTACGATGTAGTCACTGAGGAAACTTGGAACTTTATCAAAGAGTTTAAGAATCCAAAGGTTGACTTCAAAGTGTTGTCGCACTATGTGACAGCGAAGATTAAAGAACTGAAAAAGGAGTTGTTCTAATGGGCTTTCTAAATGTATTAACCCTCATCTTCATCACGTTGAAGTTGACAGAATTCATTGATTGGTCTTGGTGGTTTGTACTGGCACCAACACTATTTCATGTGGCTACAATGATCAGCACAATCATTGGTCTTATTATTTATGCAGTGAGGAAGAAATGAAAATTGAACTTGAAAACTACAGAGAAAACGAAGACGGTTCTGCCGACTTCAATGTCTACATGGACGAAGCAGCTAAAGAGTTTCTGCTCCGCTATGCTCTCATTGCCTGCATCACAGATGCTATTGAAACGGGTAAAGAAGCTACACCAACAAAGGAAACAGAATGAACATTCGATAGATGATATAACTTCTATCCCCCAACACCTAAGCAGCTTCGGCTGCTTTCTTTTTCAATAACACTAAGGTATTACATGACATTCAAGGTTGACATTGACCTATCACGAGACAATCTTTTCGACGAACTAGGTAGGCAACGACTTAAAGAAAGCTACATGAAAGATGACGAAGTATCTCCGCAAGAAAGATTTGCATTTGTATCAGCCTCATTCGCAAGCAACCAAGAACATGCTCAGCGACTATATGAATACTCTAGTAAACATTGGCTCAGCTATTCTACTCCTGTCCTATCTTTTGGTAGGTCTAAGCGTGGGCTTCCTATTAGCTGTTTTCTTAATTACATGGACGATAGTGCAGAAGGTTTGGTCGATAACCTTTCAGAGACAAACTGGCTATCGATGATGGGTGGTGGTGTTGGTATTCACGTTGGTATTCGTAACAGCGATGACAAGTCCACTGGTGTCATGCCTCACTTAAAAATCTATGATGCTAGTTCATTGGCCTACCGTCAAGGACGTACACGCCGTGGTAGCTATGCTGCCTATCTTGACATCCATCACCCCGACATCATCCAGTTCTTGGAGATGCGTAAGCCCACTGGTGATCAGAACGTGCGTACATTGAACATGCACCACGGTATTAACATTACCGATGAGTTCATGAACATCATTGAAAGATGCATGAAAGATGACAATGCTGACGACAGCTTCAACCTAGTCAACCCTGCCAATGGTGAAGTGATTGAGACAGTGTCAGCTAAGTATCTGTGGCAAAAGATTCTTGAGTTGCGTATGCAGACTGGTGAACCCTACCTCATCTACATCGACACAGCTAACAAAGCTTTACCGTCTTGGTTGAAAGACAAAGGCTTGACCATCAACGGTAGTAACCTCTGCACTGAAATCTTCTTGCCGACAAATGAGAAACGCACTGCCGTGTGCTGCTTGTCTTCATTGAACTTGGAGTACTATGATGAATGGAAAAAGAACAAGCAGTTTATACTTGATGTTATGGAGATGCTTGATAATGTACTTCAATACTTTATTGACAATGCTCCAGACTCTATCGCCCGTGCTCGTTCTAGTGCGATGATGGAACGAAGTATTGGTATTGGTACATTAGGCTTCCATGCTTTCTTGCAAAAGAAAGGTGTTGCCATCGATGGTGTAATAGCTAAGAGTTACAACAATGAAATCTTCAAACACATCCACAACCAATGCACGATTGGTGACGCTATCTTGGTTACATCACGTGGCGAATGCCCTGATGCACATCTCAGTGGTGTTCGTCGTCGTTTTAGTCATT